ATGGCAGGAATGGCAGCGCCGGACGGGGCAGGCCAACGAGCCGCTCGACATCTGGTACGGCAACCGCGCCATGGCCTACATCCTCGGTCTCGACTGTTACACCCCGGCGAAATGGGCGGTACGCCTCCTCGCCCATGCCGCGCCGGAGCAGGGCGGCGCCGATGGACCTCTTCGCCAGTGTGGAACGGGTGAAGGGGAAGGTACAGGAAGAGGCGTTCGCATCGCGCGAAGCCGAAAAGCCGCAAGCGACGCCGACACAAGTTGCGCCGCGCCGGAATGTTATCCGCTCAAATTATGTGAACCGATAGAAGAAACAGACATGAGGTGGCGGCGCGTGTCTCGTGCATCGAAATGGGGGTGAGCTATCGGCTAGCGGCATCGATGGGTTCCGGGCGAGGCCAGCGCTCCTGGGGTTGCATGGCTGCAGCCTCTTGCCTGGAATCCTACGGGCTGGGACCCTCCCACCTCACCTTTTTCATCAAAGCAATTCGCGCCGTTTCCCCTATGTGCGGATGGGAGGACCGTACCAGTGCCGAGGGGGGTGGTGTCTAGTCGACCAGTTAAGGACAGCATCTGGCGACGCAAACCTGCTGCGCTCGGAAGTGCGGAATCTGCGACGCCGACGGCTAGTGCGACGTAACGTCGCAAAAGTATTGCAACAGAAAATTTTCAGTACAGAATTTGATTATCACTTGATACTTGAAATAGTCGTCAAACTATTTACTTAAGTGTACTGCTCTTATACCCCAAAAATGGGCCACTCTAGACACCTTTACATGCCCTTTGATGGAATCGTCCCCAACTGTGCAATTGTGCGACGCAGCACAGACGATTTTGGCCCGCGGGTGGCCCTACTAGGGAATTACGCTCTCGACGAGAAATATTATGCCGTTAATTCGCGTACTGCGTCGCCACTCCGCCGCTCAGCACTGGTCCAATTGCGGAGTATAAGTCCGTATACGGAACACAATCGTGCCAACGCCAAATCTGGAGTGAACATGTCGTTCGATACGTGAAGTTCACACCTCGTTCCCTTGAGTCGTTTCGGCGTTTTTGCTTAAGGTTGCCAACGTTGGCGACGCGAACTGAAGTCGTTGCCGGCTTGACAGTTCTCACAGAGGTGCAAGACTAAATTGTTCCTTTGGATTTCTCTTTTTTTGGAGGAATCCATCCGTGGGCAAGAAGCGGCGATCTCGCCGGAGAACCCCACACAGAAAAGGAACTAGACGGGCCGCCCAAGCGTTGAGGGCAGCTTTGAAAGGAATGGCTCGGCTATCGCGCTCACGGCGGCGACGGATTGCACGAGCGTGGAGGGCGATGCTGAAGCCCATCAACACGATCAGCGCAATCTGCGGCATCGTGCAATTCATCGCGTGGCTTCTGCAAGTTTCGATATTCTAGAGCTCTTGTGATCGGCTGCCGACCAACGCGCGATTAAGAGCGACATCACAGCAAACTCGCAATTGAAGACGAACCAAAGGTGCTTAAGCCGAGCAATCTGTACAGATGGCATTAGGCCAAATGAGTAGGGAAGAGAGCCATGCCCTGGACGCAAGCAGATCTCGATCAGATCAATCAGGCGATCGCGACCGGTGCGGCGCGTACGTCGCTGCCGAGTTCGGGGTCGGTGGAGTACCGCGGCCTCAATGAGATGCTGCGAATCCGCACGCTGATAGAACAGGATCTGGCCACGGCGGCCGGCGCGGCGAAGCCGTCGCGCATCGTGAAGATCGTGGCTGCGAAAGGTCTTTGACCATGGCAAAGCAACGCATTCGCGTCGCCGCGCATGCGGACGGGCGCGTCGTGTCCCGCAAGGCGATGGTTGGGTTCGATCACGGGCGGGTGCCGCTCGGCTCCGGGTTCGAAGGGGCACAGCATCATCGCCGGCTGGCGAGTTTCCGGCCGGCCGACACCGGCATCAATTCGCTTTTGATCCAGGCGGGGCCGGCCTTGCGGGCGCGGTCGCGCTATCTCACCCGCAACAATCCCTATATGAAGCGCGCCAAGCGCGTGTTCGTGACTTACGCCATCGGTACCGGCATCCGTCCTATCCCGCTGACCAAGGACGATACCGCCAAAGCGGCCATCATCGAGAATTGGGACGATTGGACCGACGAAGCCGACGCCGACGGCACGGCGGACTATTACGGCCAGCAATCCATCGGTGCCGGGTGCCTGTTTGATGCCGGCGAGTTCTTCATCCGCCGCCGGCCGCGACGGGCGAGCGACGGGTTGACTGTGCCGATGCAGTTGCAACTGCTCGAATCCGACATGTGCCCGTTCGGCCTCAACATGCCGTCGCCGATGGCACCGCAGAACGCCATCCGGGCCGGTATCGAATTCAACCCAATCGGCAAGCGGGTCGCCTATTGGTTCTGGCGCCAGCACCCCGGCGAGATTGCGGCGACCGTCGGCGCCGGGGGCGGCTATACGCGTGTTCCGGCGGATGACGTGCTGCATGTGTTCGAAGTGCTGCGGCCGGGGCAGGTGCGGGGGCTGCCGTGGGTGACGGCGGCGATCGTCAAGTCGTGGCTGCTCGATCAGTACGACGATGCGGAACTGGACCGCAAGAAAGTCGCGGCCTTGATCGCCGGTTTCATCAAGCGCGTTGCGGCGCAATCGGACGAGCCGCCGCCCGGCGTCAACGCCGAGACCTGGCAGAAGGCGCGCGAGAGCGGCAGCGTCGGCGATCTGGTGCAGAGCTGGGAACCCGGGTCGCTGATCACCTTGGAAGACGGTGAGGACATCGTCTTTGCCGATCCCAAAGACGTCGGCAACAATTATGAAGCGTTCGAGTACCGCAACCTGTTGGCCATGTGTGCCGGCGCCGACGTGCCGTATTCCAACGTCACCGGTGATTATCGCAACAATTTCTCCGCCGAACGGGCGCGGCAGATGGATTGGAAGCAGACACTGCGGCCGATCCAGCGCAATGTCTTCATGATCCAGATGTGCCGCCCGACGTTCCGCTGGTTCGTCGGCGACGGGGTGCTGTCCGGGGCGCTGCCGATCAAGGCTTCGGCTTTCAACGCCAAGCCACGGGCTTTTACCCGCGCGGAATGGATTCCGCCGGCGATGCCGTCGCTTGATCCGCTCAAGGATGTGCAGGCGGACACCGCCGAGGTCCGCGCCGGTTTCGCCAGCCGCGAAGAGAAAGCGTTGGCACGCGGCAAGAAGCTGTCCGAACTGGATGCCGCCATTCAGCGTTCGAACCGGTCGGCCGATGAACACGGCCTAGTGCTGGATTCCGATCCGCGCCGGGTGACCAAAGGTGCTTCGGCGCCGCCCGCTGGCGGGCAATCACCCGGTGCGACACCGTCGGAGCCGGACGGTTCGAAAAACGACCAGGCCGTCGACGACAACGACGACGAGATCGCCGCGTAATCACCAGGAGACAGACCATGACGGATGAACCCGAAACCGGGATCGTGGACGTGCGCCCGGACGATACGCCCATGCCGGCGGCTGCTGTGGAGCCGGTGGCGGTGGAAGCCGCTGCGCCGGCCCGCGTCGCGGCGCCCCGCGATCTGCCGCGGATCATGACGCGCATCTTCGGCACGCCGCTGCTGATCGCCCAGGAGAAGCTCGACGTCATTCTGGCGGCGCTGGGTCCGCGGCTCGGCATTGCCGCCTGTCCGGCGACCAACGACAAGGAAGCCGATTTGATCGGCGCCTTGATCGGCCTGCAGAAGCCGGACGACGAAGACGACGACACGAGCGTTCCGTATGCGGTCACCGACGACGGTATCGCGCTGATCGGGATCGACGGCACGCTGGTCTACAAGTCGAGCTGGCTGGGGGCGCTGTCCGGTCTGGTGTCTTATGCCGACATCCGCGGGGCGCTCGACAAAGCGATGGCCGATCCGGCGGTGAAAGGCGTGCTGCTCGCGATCGATTCCTACGGTGGCGAGGTCAACGGCAGTTTCGATCTCTCCGATGCCATCTTCGCGGCGCGCCAGAAAAAGCCGGTTTGCGGCGTTGCCGCCGACGATGCTTATAGCGCCGGGTATCTCCTTTTGTCGGCCTGCACGACCATTCACGTCAGCCGCACCAGCGGTATCGGCTCGGTCGGGGTGGTCGCGTTGCATGTCGATCAATCGGCCTACGACCGCGAGCGCGGCCTGAAGTACTCTTATGTGTTCTCCGGCGCCCACAAGATCGACCTCAATCCGCACCAGCCAATGTCCGATCCGGCGCGTGAGGCCTTGCAGGGCGAATGCGACCGGCTGCGCGCATTGTTCGCCGCATCGGTGGCGCGCTATCGCGGCTTGTCGGTGGAGGCGGTGCTGGCGAGTGAGGCGGCGTGCTTCTATGGCGAGCAGGCGGTCGGCGTCCATTTTGCCGATGCGGTCGGCACGCCGGCGGACGCGCTGACGGCCTTGCGCGACAGGATTGCCAAAGAGGCAAGCTGTTCGGGGCTCAGGCTTGCGGCAGAAGCGCCGGGCATCGATGCGGTGCGCAAGGCGGTGCAGACCCTGGCCGAAGCGTCGCCGGTCATCGACTTTGCCGCGGAGCGCGAAAAACTGCGCGGCGAACTCGTTTCGACCCACGGCGAGATCATCGAACTTTGCAGTCTGGCCGGGCGGCCCGGCGATGCGGCTGCGCTCATCCGCAGCGGCGCTTCGCTGGATCAGGTCCGGACGGCGCTGCAGGACAAGCGGGCGGAAGTCAGCGACGCCCAGCGGACGCAAGGGCACATTCTGCCCGACGCTGACACGGCCCATCACCCAGCCGCCGGTTGGGACACTGCGCTCGCGAAGGCTCGCGGGCAGAGGAGCAAGCAATGACGGTATTGACCGAAAAACGCCATGCCGGTGGCTATCTCGTTTCGGAAGCCAACGGAATGCGCTCGCGCGAGGTCGGCACGATCACGGGTGGCAATTACGAAGCCGGGACGGTTCTCGGAAAAATCGGACCCTCGACGGGGGCGCCGACCTATACCGCCGATGCCGGCAACACGGGCAACTTCACCTGCAGTGCGGTGACCGAAGGCGCCGGCGCCAAGGTGGGCGATTATCACGGCGAGTTCCTCGCCGCCACCGAGTATCTGTTGACCGATCCGGACGGCCTGCAACTCGCGCCCGGCAACACCGGCGTCGCCTACAGTCATGGCGGTCTCGGTTTCACCTTGACGGCGGGCGCTACGGTGGCGGTGGCCGGCGACGGCTTCAAGATCACGGTCGCGGCCAACGCCAAGGTCGGCTGCTACACCCAGCACGATCCCGTGGCGAAGAACGGCGCCGAGGTGGCGGCGGCGATCCTGTTCGATGCGACTGATGCCTCGATGGCCGATCGCAAGCAAACCATCACCGCCCGTGACACGGAAGTGAACGCGAGTGAGCTGGTGTGGAAAACCGGCGTCACGACGCTGCAGAAAACTGCGGCGCTGGCCCAACTGGCCGAGCACGGCATCATCGGGCGCTGATCCGGCGCTGCATCCTTTCCAACGTTTCCAATTGAAACGGCCGGAGGGCTCTCCGGCCGGCCTTGCGCTCAAGCAGCAAAGCGGTAGCGCGGGATAAAGGAGAGACCTATGGCTGAATTCAACATTTTCGAGAACGACGCGTTCTCGTTGATGACCATGCTGGCCGCCTACGAGAAGGTCGAGTTCAAGCCGTCTCTGCTCGGTGACCTCAACGTCTTCGTGCCCAAGCAGATCACCGGCGACACGGTCTATATCGAAGAACGCGCCGGCGCCCTCAACCTAGTGCCGACCACGCCGCGCGGATCGGCGCTGCCGCAGCGCAAGACCGAAACCCGCAGCATGCGCAGCTTCGCCACCGTCCGTGTGGCGCAAGGTGACCGGCTGACCGCCTCGGAAATCGCCAAGGTGCGCGCCTTCGGGACCACCAGCGAACTGCAGGCGATGCAGAACGAAGTATCGCGCCGCATGTCCGGACCGGTCGGGCTCCAGGCCAACATCGAACTGACGCTGGAACATATGCGGCTCGGTGCGGTCAGCGGCGTCGTGCTGGATGCCGACGGGTCGGTGCTGTGGAACTGGTTCGACACATTTGGCATTTCCCAGCCGGACTACGTTTACTTCGATCTCGAAGGCGCGTTGAAGGCGTCGTCGGAGGTCCACGGCGCGCTGGTTCTGCGGCCCTATATCCAGACCCACATCGTCACGCCGATGGTGCGGGCGTCGAAAGGGTTGTTCACGCCGCAATCGCAGATCGTCGGGCTGTGCGGCGACACGATCTTCCAGAAGATCACCAATCACGGCGACGTGGCGCGCGCCTACGACATCTGGGGATCGAAGCAAGACGCGACCGGGTCGAACGTCTTCTCCGCTTTCCCGTGGGGCGGCGTGAACTGGATCAACTATCGCGGCACCGACGACAATTCGACGGTTGCGGTCGCCGCCGACGAGGTCAAGTTCTTCCCCGCCAATGCACCGGGCACTTTCGTCTGGGCCCAGGGCTCCGGCGAGTCCTTCGATCAGGTCAACGTGCCCGGGCAGCCGCTGATGCCGCTGATCGTGCCGGACCGCGACCGCAACCAGTATGTCGACCTGGAGTTGTATTCGTATCCGCTGATGTACTGCTCGCGGCCGGAGATGCTGCTGCGCGGCAAGTTCGGCGCCGCGCCGGGCGGTTGATGGTCATGGCCAACCGTCGGGGGCCGCGTCGCGATGCGCGGCCCTCTTGTCAGAAGAGGGTAGAAATGACGGAACAGAAAGCCGGCTCGCAGCTTGATCTGCAGAACAACGATCCCAAGGGTGAACCCGCATCGAATGGCGACAAAGAGACCGAGCTTCGGCCTTCGCTGGCCGATCGCATGATGATCGCGGCGCTGACACGCGTCGGCTATGTGCTGAAGCCTTATCCGAACGGCGAGCGCGGCGCGGACGTCGCTGCCGCCTTGGAGGTGCTCAAGGCGCGTCATCTGATCCATTATCCGGCGGAATGCCCGAACCTGACGGCGGCGGGGCTCGTCGTGGCGCGCCGGCTCGCTGCCGACGAGGGCTGACTATGGCGAACGCGTTTGCGGTCATGCTGGGAACGTTGCGCCGCGATCCGCACCAAAGCGTCGAAGTCCGCTACCGGCCGCAGTCCGGCACACCGATGGCGCCGTTTCGTGCGAACTTCATCGAGCCCGACGTCGAGCAGCAATTGCAGACGACCAAGGTGCGCGATCGCAAGCGGTTCTTGCGCGTGAACCAGTCGGACCTGCCGGATCCCGCCGTCGGCGACCAGGTGGAGATTCCGACCGGTGGTCTGCTGTACGACGTGGCCGACTATACCTGCGGCGACGGCCATCGCCTCGAATGGCATCTTACGGTGGTCCCGGCATGACTCAGACCCGCATCGGTGCGCTCGCCGCCCTCGAAGCCGTCATCAAGGCCGCCGTCGAAGCGGCGGGAAAGACGTTC